TTATGGACGCATTATGGACATTCCAGACACCGGATTTAGTGTCACTGCATCTTGCAGGAAATCCGGCGCGAAATGTGCGTAGGTCATAGTTTGCTGTATGTTTGAATGACCCAATATGCGCTGCAATGTGATTATGTTACCTCCATTCATTATAAAATGTGTGGCAAATGTGTGCCTCAAAACATGTACGGCCTGTCCATCTGGTAAATCGGGTTTAACCTCTTTTAAGGCGGTACGTACTTTGTAGTAACTGGCGTTAAAGAGCCTGCCTGAGTTTTTCTTCTTGATTCGCTTTATTAGGTCAAGCGAAAGGGGGATTGTCCTGCGCTTCCCGTTTTTGGTTTTCATGAATGTAACCATCTGATTTATGATGTGTTCGGCCTTTAAGTCAGAAACCTCACCCCACCTGCCGCCGGTTGACAAACAAACTATAACGGCGCTGCGCTCGTCGCCATCAAGGCGGGCTAACAGAGCTTCAATTTCCTCGCCTGACAAAAAAGCCATTTCGAAAGAAGCCTCTTTCAACCGCTTGATATCCCTGAACGGATTAGGGCAGTTGTATTCCTCAGCATCAATCAGTTTTGTGAATACGCCGCTCATCATTGCCATATGTCGGTTTACACTGGCAGGTTTCAACCCCTCATTCATCATCAACACCCGGTAATCGGTTATCGATTTTTTGGTAAGTTGATCAGCTCTGGTTATACCCATTTCCTCAAACTTTGCGGCTATTGTTGTAAGTCGACCCCTTTCGATATCCCCGCGGGGGTGCATCTTGCCGTGATATATCCACCAACGTTCTAAAAGTTCGGTAATTCTTCTTCGGTCTGCTGGTTTTTCAATCCACTCTTTATTGTGAAAGTTCACCAGTACATGGCGTTCAAAGGCTTGCGCCTCGCCCTTTGTGATAAATTTGCGCCTGATGCGTTTTCCGTCTGCACCTTGCGGCCTTACGTCCACTTCATATCGACCGTCATCGAGTTTCTTAATGCTCATAAGATTCTCCATGCGGTGTATAAATTCTTCTTTTGTGCCTTTGACGCTATTTTTTGCGGTTTGAGTCTCCAGTGGTTACGTTGCTCGCCATACTTGTTAACAAGTAAACAAACTTTGTAATAAACATGTGCACGGTGAATGGTTAACCAGTCTTTTGGCCTGAGTGCTGCGAGGTTGTTAACTCTTGCCCAGAGTGTGCGAGCGCCGGAGCTATCTGTCCGGCTTCGGGGTCAGTCTCATCAAACATGAACCAATCGCGGTACTTACGAAATCGTGGGTGTTTCAAAAGTCGTACGACGGCATCATGAGAAATAGATGATTTTCCATTCTCGTATCCAACATACGTTACGTAGTTAATTCCTGTCATTTCAGCGACTTCCTTCTTTTTTAGCCGCTCTGACTCGCGAATTAGCTTCAACTTCTCTTTGATCTCAATTGACATAATGAATCAGATCTCTTATTTTTAATCCGAATTGATATCCGTAATGCAACGCTAAGCGACTCTAAGTAGCTCTAGTTGTAACGGCTCCAATAAGAAGGATAGCAAAATGAATGTCAGATCAGAAAAAAATGATGGGATTGAACAAGAGTTATCTGTTCCAGAACCATGCAAGAGAAATGCAGTTAAGTTGGCAGAGAAACCGTCAGATCTTTTGTCGAAAGAAGGTTTTGCACTCTATATCGGTAAAACCCCTCGAGCAGTGGCTGAGATGGCTAAGTCTGGAAAATTGCCTGCTTTCTACATGACGGATCCTTTAAAACCCGGTGGTAATGCGGAATTGTGGGTTAATCGTCTTGAGTGGGATAAATATGCTGCGCAGTTGGTGCAAGACGCTCCTACCGAGTGGCATGAATGGAAAAACCGTATTAGCTACAGCAAGTCGGCTCATGGTCGCGCGGTTGCTTAGGGGAAAACTTATGAATGAGCCTCGTTGCATTGCTCAGTTACTGCGTAGAGAAAGCCCACGTCCGATGCCGTTCAAGATTACTCATGGTAAAGGACGGAAGGGAATCATCATTCGCACAGGTAAGCCGGGATTTATTTCCATGGTTAAACGCTTCATAAAATCCAGAGGGTTATCGTTATGACGGTTATGACTTTTGCCATTGTGGACAAACAACCTGCCGCCCTCCGCGGTCTGATTGGAAAGTATCTGGCCGCGCCTCGCTGGTCTGATACCTGTGATTTTTATAACCAGATGATGGAGCGCGAGCGCCTGACAATTTGCTTTCATGCTCAGTTAAAACAGCGTCACGCAAATATGCGCCTCGAGGAAATGAACGATGCCGATCGCGAGCGTCTGATTAACGCGATTGACGAGCTGCGCAATACCTTTTCTAAATCCCGCCAGATGGGCGCGAGTGCTTCAACGTTTGTCGGGCGCATGACCGTCAGCCAGCGCCGCGCACTTTTCATGCATGCCGGGTTAACAGAAAAAGAATTTAATCAGCCCATCTGGCGCACCGATGAGGCGTCATGTTATTGGCGTGAGAAGCTCTTACGCGCACTGCGTGAATTAATTGCGCTATTTGAAAATGCACCAACGATTTTAACATCGGTAAAGCCTGAACAGTATTTGCATTAATTAGGTTTGAAGTGAATTTAACGCGCTTAACTGCGTGGGGATTTCTTTTATCTGGAGAATGGAATGAAAGAATTAATAGAGCTTATTTATAAAAGCAATACTTGTGAGGTGTATGATTGCTGGCGCTTTATTAAAAAGCATAAGCAAGTATTTATTTTTAATGTTGATATAAACAAAATTATCTCAGCAGTTTTAGACGAGTTTTTTGCACCAGGCGAAGTTGGTTATCTGTTTTACCTTGCCTCTAAACCTTCTTTTGTGCCCGCCAGCACTACAGCAGTTTCTTTGTCAGCGAGTGATATCAACAAAATCGTCAAGTACGTCTGGCGCGAACAGCAGCGGCGACGTCGTGCCGAGCGTAGCGAATCCGGTTTTGATGATGGTCTCCCTTTCTAACGATGCAGCCATGATTAACGGGGCTTGTTTAAATGCCAGCAAATAAAAGTAATGAACAAATCAGACGTGAAGCAACAAAAGACGTTATTAACAAAATGCGCATTATTTCATTGGCTCAGGCAACCATCTTTGGTGTGGGTAATCCTGATGCCGGTAAATTTGTAAAAGAGTTGACCGACACAATTATCAGAATTGTTGAATCATCTTGTCAGGAGTCTAACTAATGGGTATTCGTATTGAAGTCGGCGACCGCTATGTCGTCACCAGTGACCAGTTTCAATTTATTTTATGCGAAAAGAAAATTGCACTGACGGGTAATAATATCGGTAAAGAGTGGCTGAATACTGTCGGTTATTATCCGAAATTGAGCCAGCTTGTTTCCGGTTTACTGCATCATTCAATTCTGACCGGCGACGCAACCGCATTTGAATCGCTGGCCCTGCAGGTTGAGCGCGTGGCCGAACAGTGTCAGGCGGCTTTCTGCAACGATGGCCGTTGAGAACCGGGGGCGTGTCGCCCCTTCGCCACCACCACCATTTCGCAAAAATGCCGGTGAGCCCTTCACCGGCGCTTTCCCATGGAATAAACCAAAAGCGGCCATTGGTCGCGACAGACCTCTTACACGTGCCGAATTCCGTCAGGTGCAAGCGGTTTTATTCAAGATTGACCGCCTGCCGTTCTTTCTGCGCTCGCATTTCACCTCGCGTTATAACTACATACGCCGGACTAAAAGCCCGGTGCATGGCCTGTTTTATCTGAAAAAAACATTTGAAGAGCGGCTCTGGCCTCGCCTCGAGCGTGTTAATCAGGTGTACGGGATGGACACCAGTAAATCGATACGGCTTTTATCCGAACGCGATGAATTTGAAACGCTGCCGGACATGAATGACAAAGTGCTGAAGAAATTCGCCGCCCGATTATCTGCACAGATTTTCATGGCGTATGAAGAGTTTAGCGATGAATACATCGAGGCATACGGGAGCAAAGAGGCGCTGTTTACCGATGATGCTCAATCGTATCTTTACGGTCAGCTCGCTGGCGCGGTGCGCGCGCTTAACATCACCCCGATGTACTGGAAGAAATACCAGAAAGGTCAGATGACCATCCGTATGGCCTACTCGGCCATCGCGCGCATGATGAATAACGAGTGGTGGGTCAACCAGCTTAAAGCCCAGCGCATGCGCTGGCGTGAGTCCCTGCTGATTGCAGCCGGTGAGGTCAATAAAGACCGTTCTCCGTATGCCAGCAAGTCAGCCATTCGGGACGTTCACGCGCGCCGCCTGGCTAATCTGGAATACCTCAAATCCTGTGAGCTCGAGAATAAAGCGACCGGCGAGCGTATCGACCTGATTAGCAAGGTTATGGCGAGTATTTCAAACCCTGAAATTCGTCGTATGGAGCTGATGAATACCATCGCCGGTATTGAGCGTTACGCCGCATCAGTCGGCGACGTTGGCATGTTTATCACCATCACCACGCCGTCAAAATATCACCCGACCCGTCAGGTTGGGAAAGGCGAGAATAAAACCGTTCAGCTTAATCACTGCTGGAATGATGAGGCGTACACGCCGAAAGATGGTCAGCGCTATTTATGCGGCATCTGGAGCAAAATGCGCACGGCATTCAAAGATAATGATTTGCAGGTGTACGGGATGCGCGTTGTTGAGCCTCATCACGATGCAACTCCCCACTGGCATATGATGTTGTTTTGCAAACGCAGCCAGCGTAAGCAGATTATCGACATTATGCGGCGCTATGCGATGAAGGAAGACGGTAACGAGCGCGGAGCGGCGCGTAATCGCTTCGAGGCTAAACACCTCAACAAAGGCGGCGCGGCTGGCTATATCGCAAAATATATCGCTAAAAATATCGACGGCTATGCGCTTGACGGCCAGCTCGATAAAGACACCGGTAAACCCCTGAAAGATACCGCCTCAGCGGTCACCGCATGGGCGTCAACATGGCGCATCCCTCAGTTTAAACCGATTGGCATCCCGACGATGGGCGCATATCGCGAGCTCAGAAAGCTGCCTCGCGGTGTCAGCATTGCCAACGACTTTGACGAGCGTGTTGAAGCTGCTCGCGCGGCTGCTGATGAGGGGGAGTTTGATTTCTATATTGCTGCACAGGGTGGCGCGAATGTCAGGCGTGATGACCAGACCGTCAGGGTTGCGCGCACCACGACCGATGAGGTTAACGAATATGAAGAGGATATCGAGAGAGTGGTCGGTATTTACGCCCCGCATCTTGGCGCGGGTCACATTCGGATCACACGTACATCAGAATGGCGCATTGTTCCAAAGGCCGTTGCCGTTGAGCCTTTGACTTTAAAAAGCGGCATCGCCGCGCCTCGGAGTCCTGTCAATAACTGTGGGTTACCTGCCAACGGAACCGCCACGGATATGACGCCAACACCGTCTGAGCAAGCCGCAGCGGTGCTAAATCTCATTGATGATGGGGTTATCGACTGGAATGACCCGGACGCCGTGAAGGTGCTCAGGGGCGCGCTAAAAGCGGGGGCTAAACCGCAAAACAGGCAGCAACGAAACCGATCACCGTTAAAACAGGATGAATTAGCACCTTCAGCGCGCCTGACTAAATCGCAGCGCGACCAGATATCACGCATCCGGTTTGACCTCGCACAACACGGCATCATGCCGGAAAGGTGGGAACTGGATGTACTGGCGCGAGGCGCAACGGTGACATATGGCGAGAAAAAATTCAGTTATGCGGTCGCTGGTGAGTGGCCGGGGTATTCAACAGAAACGGAGTGGAGCTAATGACAACTAAGTTAATTCAGGTAGGCGATTATCGGATTGGCATCGACCCGGCTTATTCACAAGAGGAAAAAACAGTCGGTATTATTTGCAGCGTTGATAAAAAAACAGGGGTGGTGACGGTTGTATCGAGACTGGATGAGCATGCCGTCAGGGTGGTTTCAGCATTGGCCGAAGAAATTCAGACGTGTAAGAAAGCTCTCAGTAAGCGCCAGCCAACGGTAGTAATTCCTAGCATATGGAAACACTATTCAGGCGCGAAAGTTGCGGGTATTTATGAACAGGCAATGAATAAAGCCGGTGTGAAATGGCTCAGTGTTGATGATATTCGCCGGGAGGGCTGTTAAATGCACCGACTACACCGTGAAATTCCGCAGCATAAGAACAACAGCATAAAACTGATGGGCATCGTGCATCGACTACAACAGATAATGGTCAATGAAAACCTGACACCCGCCGAGCTGGTCGGGTGTGCCGAAATCGTCAGGGATAATTACGGGTGTCTGCATGATATCAGTAATCAGAAAAGTGAGGTTTTCACACCGGCGAGAGGTCCGATAATACCGCCGCCACATCGACCATAGGAAACGCCGCCGGTGCTGAAACTTGCTTTCAGTGCTGGCGGGGTTGAACAACTCGCCCCGCGAGGCGTTAGCCGGTTACCAGATTGACACCGAGAGTTAGCAGGTTTGTTACCGCACCGGCAATGACACCCGGTGTCCCGTCTTTCACCGCACTGATAATTTTATCGCCCATTGTTTCAGTACCACCGAGCGCCTCGGGTTTTTTATTGAGCACGGCGAGTGCTTTCTCGGTCAGTCGCACATCACGAAAATAGGTCTGATGGTCTGTTTCATACTGTATGTAGCCGTTTTCACTGAGAAAAGTGAATGTACCCTCAACCACACTACGGAGTTCTCTTAATGTTTTCATTTCCGGTGAGTTAAGTTGGTCAAAGTAGTCATCAGGTAGCGCGGCGTTAAATTTTTCATAGGTAATGACCTGTTGTACCGGGAAGTTATCCCACAGCACCGCAAAGATTTCAGCCGTCTGCTGGTTAAATAATTCGAGGTTTTTAGACATGCATAATTCCCTTTCATCAATGAAAGATCCGTTTGCCGACTGGGCAATGAGGCTCACTGTAATGGCCTCAAATAACGACCTGAGTTCTCGCGAAGTGGATAGCTACACCGCAAAAATGGTCGAGCAAGCCAGTAAAGATGAGCTTACGGTCGTTATCAAACACCTTTTAAATCACATTAGAATGCACAAATAAAAAGATATTTATCAATAGGTTATCTCTCGTTTACGAAAAACCCGTGGACGACGGTTTTTTTGCTGATTGTTGCCAGTTGTTGCCTTACCAGTATTATTGGTGCATTGCGCGGCCAGTAACCCCAATAAACCAGACTCAAACCGGCACCCTGAATGCCTGTTTTTTATGCGTTTTTTCGTATTTTCTGCCATTTTTAGCCATGCATGCATTACTGCATCTAATTGCATGCGTTTTCCTCCCCTGTAGCATCTGAGCGCCGCCAGTGCTGGCGCGCCTCCAGCGTATTCGTGCAACTGCATTAAAACCGACCCATAAAGCGGGCAGGCGTGGCGGGGATAGCATTGCGCGCCAGAGCAATACAATACATAATTGCTTCGCTCCGTGTATAACATTTTCATAGCAAGAGGGATTCTATGGCAACGCAAGATTATAAGAGTAAAATGCTGCATTATCGCCATGCAATAATGCTTCCTAAAAAGGATGCTCTTTTAACATCAAATCTGCAAGACAGGTTGGCAAACCTTGTGAAAATCAAGGTTCCAAATGTTGCTGATAGATTATTCTTCCCTGATGTTCCAGATAATAATGGTAATGTCGCTGCACACGCCCACATGGTTCTTTCAAATAGCAAAGAAATTCATGGAATGTTTTTTGCGGAAATTGTCTATATTGAACCGGGTAGTAGCATTCCTGTTTTCTCTGTTAGCGATTATGCTAAAACAGCTTTAACATACGAGACATTGAATTTATCAAGTGGGAATGCTAGAGAGTATTTAGAGAGCATTGCATACATTGGTGTGATTAAGAATCACTTCATAATTCTGCAAAGCAGATCTATTAGAATAAAAGATATTGAAAATTATATAAATTTCATACTACAAGACAATCTATCTATTACTGATGATAACTTCATCGTTTTACAGGCAAACAACCTGTCTCTAAATACGGATTTTTTAAAACGTAACATAGTAAAAAATGTTAGCTTAAAGCTACCTTTAACCTACTATGGGAACAATATTGATGATACAGCTAGTGAGCTATTAAAAACGCTCGTAGGTGAGCATCGAATTAATGAAATGAAGAAGAATGCCATTTTAAATGATGGTTCGCCTGACAGGGAATCTCTATCAATTGATATTTCCATTGGGTATAAATATAAAGCAAACGAGTCTGAGCAAGACATGTTGCGTAAAATTACACAAGGCTTAGTTGATAATAGGGATGAAAGCTTAACAATTGAGTTAAAAGGCGCAGGAATACTCAGGAATGATGAGATTCAACTAAAAGATTCAGTTAATATTGAATATAGCAATGGAATGCTAATTGCTGACAGCGTTGCTGAAGAAATGATTTCATGGTTATTGCGCTTACTTGATACTGGAGTGATTAATCCATGATAAACAACACCTTACAAACATATGCAAAAAACATAGCAAGCTCAATTGTAATTGGGATTATATGTGGTTTTGTTATTGTTTTTGTTTATTCAAAATACTCATTTTTAATTGATTTCGACCCTGTAATTTCAAAGGGGATCTCTGTTTTTAGCGCCATAATCATTAGTCTTATGTTTAAGCGACTAATTGATGCTGATGATAAAATAAAGGAGTTGGAACTCCCTGCAAACACTCCATCAAGGATAAAGGAGTACTTTGATGATCAAAGAGCTTCATATACTCTTAATACCACTAAAAATAAAGTAACCATTGCATATATTTTTACCTTGGTTTTATTTTTTTTGATATCGCTAACGTTATCAGCGTCAATAACGGAAGTTAATATTTATTATGGGATGTTTTTTAATTCCGCGCTGACGATTACTTGCTTGGTTTTTTCAGTATATGCGGTACTATTCATTAATAGACAAACGGATATTTCAAGAAATGCAAAATCATTCTTAAGTGAAATAATAAAAACAGAACAGGAAAGGCAAAAATTAATAGACGCTATAAATAAAAACATTCGTGATGGTGTTAGTAAGGTTAACACCACGGAAATAAGGAAAAACAAAGGATTTAATATTAGGGAGTATGTGGATAATTTAGAGAAAGAGGTTCCGCCACCATCACAAGATAAGCAATAGAAATATTATCATCCAGAGTCATTGTTATAATAGACTCTGGATTTTTTACACTCATACTTAATCAAAGGTATACGGCTTGAACTTAATTAAATCATCACCAAACCAATGATTTAATTCACGAACCCTGTCTTGCAATGGAGTTAATTCATTTCGAACAAATACTTTTGCCACTTTCTCAATATCTCCCACTGAGCCGACGTTCTCAGGCTTGCCGCCCATCAACTGGAACGGGATGCGGTGCGCGTCGAGCAGGTCGGCAGCGCTGACTTTCTTGATATTAAAAAAATCATCCTTCGTGGCGACTTCGCTCAGTGGCACAATTTTAATCCCGTCTGCTTTACCATTAGGCGCGTAAAAAAACAGGTTCTTAAAATTGCCGAGCCCTTTCGAGTCGCGCATCGCCTTTCGCAGTGCCTCGACGTCGGTGCTGCTTTGCGCGGCGTCGGTCACATACATGATGTAACCCGCATGCGCGCCGTTCTGGTAATATTTGCGACGGAACAGGGTCGCCGATTCATTCAGCCAGGCTGAATTGAGTGCGCTCAGGTATTCCGGCATCCCGTAAAGCTCCTGATTAATATCGGGTTCAAGCAGGTGGAAGACGGAGCCAGGCGCGAACTGGTGCGGCTGTGTGTAGCTCTGAATGTACCAGTACACGTCATCCTCAACGCCACGACGGGTATATTTCGCCGGTGAGGTCTCCAGCTTTAACGGCTTGCCGCTCAGACCGCGACGCTCTTCGAGAAAGGCGTTGCCAAATACCAGATAATCGAGCACGAACCGGCTGAAATCCTGACGCGATAACAGCGGGTGCGGGATGTAGGTCGACACCAAAATATTACGCTTCACGTAAATCGGTGAGCTGTGGTGCACGGCGGCGCGCATACTTTTCGCCAGCCCGGAGAAACTCACCGGCGGCTCGTACCACTGGCCGTTGTCGATGCACTCGACGTAATCGAGAATATCGCGGCGGTCGAGTACCGGCGTCGGCTCACCAAAGGTGAATGCTTCCATGCTCTGAGCCGGTGCGGCGGTATGGTTTTGGGTGCGCGGCGGCTGCTGGCGCTTGTTGCGTTTTTTGCTCATTAGTTCCACTCCATGATGCTGGATGACTGCTCACCGGTCGCGGCGGTCAGCGGCTCATTGATTAATACGTGCATGGTTGCCCACGCGAGATCGGCGTGACTGGCTTCCTCTGTGCGGCTGGCCTCATAGGTCGAGCTGCGACCACTGCTGGTCATGGTTTTGCGGATAGACATAAACGACTGCGTGATATCGGTCGCGCTGACGTCGTACTCGAGGCACCCGCGGCGAATGGTGTCTTTGGCTTTGAGCACCATCGCGGTTTTCATTTCCGGCGTGTAGCGGATTTCACGCGCGGCCGGGTAGAACGAGCGCACGAGCTGGAAAACGCCCTGACCGAGCCCGGTAGCATCGATGCCGATATATTCCACGGTGTATTTCTGCGTGAGCTCGCGAATGGATTCGGCCTGTTGGGCGAAGTCCATCCCTTTCCACTGGTGGCGCTCGAGGATGCGGAATTTGCCCCCGGCAACGACCGGCGGCGCAATAACGACGCACCCGGCGCTGTCGCCACGTAATGACGGGTCGTAGCCAATCCACACCGGGCGGTGACCGAATGGCCGGTCGGCAAATGGCGCGTAGTCCTCCCATTTTTCGAGGCTGTCGACCATGCAGCGCTGTAGCTCTTCGAACGGGAATACCGACGCTTTATCGTCGACGAACTCGCACATAAACAGGTTGCGGAACTCATCGACACTGTTCTCGCGCTTCAGCGTATCGATGTTGAACAGGGTGCACCCTTTGGCGAGTGCGTCCTCGATGGTGACAATCTGTCGCCACTGGCCGTCAGGACAGGCGACGCCCTTAGCGAGTGCGGCGTGACTGATATCGATATCGACGCGCTCGCTCTTGTCTGAGCGCCCCTTGTTGAACTGCTCACCAGACCAGAACGGGTAAGCGCCGTGCGCCAGCGATGAGGGGGTCGAAAAATAGGTCGTGCGTAAATGCTCCTGTGACGACATGCCCCCGGCGACGCGCTTCAGTTTCTGGAAGTTGGGGATCCAGAAAATTTCGTCGACATACAGGTCGCCGTTGTGACTCTGTGCCGTGTTGGCATTGGTACCGAGAAACATGAGCTCCGCGCCATTGTTGCCGAGCACTATCGGGTCGCCGGTGAGCTCAACGCCAGCCTGTCGGGCAAAGGCGATGATGTATTTTCGGAACACGTAGGCCTGTGTCTTACTGGCTGATAAAAATATCTGGTTGTGGCCGGTCTTCAGCGCCTGTAACAGCGCCTCACGCGCAAAATAGAACGTCGCGCCAATCTGTCGCGATTTCAGGATGTGCCTGATGCGGTGCGCCAGCCCCGCGCGCCACCACTCGAGCTGATAGTCAAAAGACTGCTCGAGGAAAATCTCTTCGAGTTTCTCGATAGCCTCTTCGCTGAAAAAGTTCTTTTTCGGTTTCTTCTTTTCCCCTTTGTTGCGGTTGGCCACGTTCGGGTTTAAATCCGCTTCGTTGCCGGTATGGCCGTAGCGGTTCACCCGCGCGAGGCGCTCCATCTGGCGCGCCAGAAAATCCGCGACCTTAAAGTCGTGAGCCGTCAGGTCAGGCTTGGCATAGAGCTGAATCAGCCGCGCCTCGAGCGTGAATTCAACCCGGTTTAACGGGGCAGTTTCTTCCCATTTATCACGCTGTTTCCAGCTCTGCACCGTGGGGCGCTTGACCTGTAACTGTTCCGCTATTTGTGGCACGGAATAGCCCTGCCAGAACAAAAGCGCGGCCTGTCGTCGCGGGTCGCTGAGTAATGATGTGTCGGTTGTAGTGGTCATAAAACCTCACTGTGATGAGTACACGGCAAGGCTAAAGATTCAGGGGGGATGAATCGCTAACCCCCTGTTGTGTCAGGGGTTGCACTTCTGTAACCGGTGGCTGGCGAGGGAGGGAGTCGGGAAACTACATCCGACCCGATAACCCAACTCAGGACACCTGACTCATGGCTAAAAAAGTTTCGAAATGGTTTCGCATCGGCGTCGAGGGTGACACCTGCGACGGTCGCGTCATCAGTGCGACCGATATTCAGGAAATGGCCGACGGCTTTGACCCGCGCGTCTATGGCTGTCGCATTAACCTCGAACATATCCGCAGCGTTATTCCCGACAGCCCGTTTTGCCGCTATGGCGACGTCACGGAAGTGAAAGCGGAAGTGATCGACGACGATTCGGCACTTAACGGCAAGCTGGCGCTGTTCGGCAAAATTGCCCCGCTCGACAACCTGCTCGCGATGCTGGCGAAAGGCCAGAAGGTTTACACCTCGATGGAAATTCGCCCGAACTTTGCCAACACCGGCAAATGTCACCTCATCGGGCTGGCGGTAACCGATGACCCGGCGAGTCTCGGCACCGAATACCTGCAATTCTGCTCCCGTGCACAACAAAACCCACTGGCCGGGAAGAAAGACCAGCCGGGCGACCTGTTCTCAGTGGCAACCCTTGCCGAGCTGGAGTTCGAAGACCTGCCAGACACCCTGCTGACCAGACTCAGCGACACCGTGAAAGGCATCTTCAGCCGTAAACAGACTGACGACGATGCGCGTTTCGGTGATGTACATGAAGCTGTGACCGCCATCGCCGAGCGGGTGCAGACCGGCGGCGAAAGCGCCGAGGTGCGTTTCAGTGCCATTGAAGCCGAACTCGCCGACGTCAAAAAAGCGCTGGCCGAACAGGCCGACGCCACCTCGCAGCAATTCAGCACCCTGACCACCACGCTGGAAAACACCGAAAGCAAATCACAGGCGCGCCGCAAGTTAAGTACCGGCGGTGACGGTGATTCGGCGGTCTCCACGCTGACCGACTGCTAACCCCTGATAAACCCGAAGGAAAAGAAACGCCATGCGTAAAGACACCCGTTTTAAATTCAATCAGTACCTGAGCCGTATCGCTGAGCTGAACGGCATCGAGGTCAGCGACCTTAACAAAAAATTCACCGTCGAGCCGTCGGTGACGCAGACCCTGTTTGACAAAATCCAGCAATCATCCAGCTTCCTGAAGCTCATCAACATGGTGACGGTTGGCGAGCTGACCGAGGAAAAAGTCGGCATCGATGTGACCGGCTCCATTGCCAGCACCGCTGATACCGACGGTGGCGTCGAGCGTAAGACCGCTGATTTCGCGAAAATGGATGCGTACCGCTATTTCTGTCATCCGGTGAACTTCGACTATCACCTGAAATACAACAAGCTCGACCTGTGGGCGCGTTTTCAGGATTTCCAGATTCGGATCCGTAACGCCATCATCAAGCGTCAGGCGCTGGATTACATCACCATCGGCTTTAACGGCGTGAGCCGGGCGGCGACGTCTGACCGTAGCAAAAACCCGCTGCTTCAGGATGTGGCTGTCGGCTGGTTGCAGAAATACCGCAACGATGCGCCTGAGCGGGTGATGTCCAGCATCACCGATGCTGACGGTACTGTGATTTCGAACACCATCAAAGTGGGTAAAGGTGGGCATTACGCCAACCTCGACGCACTGGTTATGGATGCGTTTGAGTCACTGGTCGCGGAAATTCACCGCGAAAACCCGGAAATGGTGGTCATCTGTGGTCGCCGTATCCTGACCGACAAATACTTCCCGATGATTAACAAATTCCAGGCGAACAGCGAACAGCTCGCCGGTGAGTTGATTATCAGCCAGAAAACCATCGGTCAGCTTCAGGCGGTGCGCGCGCCGTTCTTCCCGGCAAACAGCGTTTTCATTACAACGCTGGATAACATTTCGATTTATCTGTACGAGGACGGCCACCGCCGCCACATCGTCGAAAATCCGAAACTCGACCAGGTGGAAAACTACGAACAGGTCAAAGTCGATTTCGTTATCGAGGACTACGAGGCCGGTTGCCTGATTGAAAATATCGAGATCCTCGAGCCGGAAGAACCCGCCACCACTGAACCTGTGAGCGCGGAAGTCTTCGCGGCGGCAATGGTCAAAGCGATGCAGTCTCTGACAGGCGACGCACCGGCTAAAGCCAGCACCACTGACGGCACGGAGGCATAACCGATGGCAACCCCCGCACAGCGTCACGCGATGCGGGTCTCGGCTATCAGGGCATCGCAGCGGGATAACGCCCCGCTGCGTCATGCCTCACCTTACGAGCAAATGCTCGTCAAGCTGGCCGCAGACCGCCGGACGCTATCAGCAATTCGTTCTAAAGAACGCAAAGCGGATAAAAAACGCGAATTACTCCCGCTGTACCTGCCGTGGGTCGCTGGCGTACTGGAAAGCGGCACCGGCGCACAGGATGACATTCTGATGACGGTAATGCTCTGGCGTCTGGATGCGGGGGATATCACCGGCGCTGTCGAGATTGCGCGCTATGCCCTGCGTTTTGGCCTGTCGATGCCGGAAAACCATTCCCGCCCCGCGCCTTATATGCTGGCCGAAGAGGTCGCGCTCGCGGCTCTCCGCGCCCGTATCGCCGGTGAGCCGGTCGACGTTGCGCAACTGCTCGAGGTCATCGGGCTGACCGATGCCGCCGATATGCCTGACGAAGTACGCGCCCGACTGCATAAGGTCACCGGTCTGACCCTGCGTGATGCCGGTCAGCTTCCTGATGCGCTGGCGCACCTGCAACGCGCCTTACAGCTCGACACCAACGCCGGGGTAAGAAAAGACATTGAGACCCTCACTCGTGAGCTGAACCCGAAACCGGTCGCCGTCAAAAAAACAGCGCCGAAAGCCGCGAAAAAGGCACCCGCGAAAAAACAAGATTTACCGGTGAAACGAGGGCGCGGACGCCCGAAGAAAGTCGCCGGTTAACAGAACGCGCCCCGCGCCGGGCGGCACGCTGGTCAATGTCGGCGATTCACCCTAACTGCGACCGGCGTCCACCGCCCACCTATTTACTGAGGTACTCATGACCATGATTGTGATGAATAACCCGGCGCAACAGCGCGACCCGATGGTCATCCCGCCGGTGCCGGTCGACGAGCCGGTGATTAAAAACACGGCCTTTTTCCCGGATGTTGATCCGAAGCGTATGCGCGAAGAAATGCGCCTCGAGCAGACAGTGACGCCGGTGCGTCTGCGCCGGGCGATTAAAACCGCGATGGCCGAGACTAACGCCGAGTTAACCGACTGGCGCGACCTTCAGCTCGCCGCCGGTTATCAGCGCCTCGAGGATGTGCCGACGGATGAGCTCGACGGCGAAAGTGTGCGGGTTTTTCACTACTTCAATGCTGTTTGCTCGATGACGACCGCGACGCTGTACGAGCGTTACCGGGGTGTTGATGCCAGCGCCAAAGGTGACAAAAAGGCCGACAGCATCGATGACACCATCGATGAAATGTGGCGTGACATGCGCTGGTCGGTTGCCCGTATCCAGGACAAAGCGCGCTGCATCGTGGGGCAAATCTGATGAACGTCATCGCGCATCAGGGCGACACGCTCGACACGTTATGTCAGCGCCATTACGGGCGCACTGAAGGTGTGGTCGAGGCTGTATTGCTGGCTAATCCGGGGCTCGCTGAGCTGGGTGTCGTCCTGCCACATGGCACGGCGGTCAGTCTGCCTGAAGTCGACGCCGCACCGGTATCGGAGACCGTGAATTTATGGGACTGACTGTGGATAAAATCACAACCTTTCTGACCTACTGGCTGTCAGTGGTGCTGGCGTATTTCGGTACGCAGACACCGGAACGGCTCGCGCTTTATGTCGGGGGAAGCTGCGCCATTTTTACCGCGCTGGTTAACTTCTGGTACCAGCGAAAGAAATACCGCTATCTCGTCTCGATGGGGATTGATAAGGGGGTTATTCGTGGGCTCATTCGTTAAACGTTGCAGTGTGGCCGTCGTGCTGGCGCTGGCGGCACTGGTGCCTGATTTTCGTTTGCTTCACACCTCGCCGGAGGGGCTCGCGCTGATTGCCGACCTCGAGGGTTGCCGGTTGCGCCCTTACCAGTGCAGCGCCGGTGTGTGGACGTCAGGCATCGGCCACACTGCCGGGGTGGTACCGAAACGGGATATCACCGAGAAGGAAGCCGCCGCGAATCTGGTCGCTGATGTGCTGAACGTCGAGAAACGACTCGCGGTCTGTGTGCCTGTTGAAATGCCACCCGCCGTCTATGACGCGCTGGTCAGCTTCGCTTTTAACGTCGGTACCGGCGCGGCCTGTCGCTCAACACTGGTGTATCACCTGAAACACCGGCAATGGTGGCAAGCCTGTGACCAGCTCACCCGCTGGGTGTTTGTGAATGGTGAGCGTAATACCGGGCTCGAAAATCGCCGCTTTCGCGAGCGCACCTACTGCCTGAAGGGGGCGAAATGAAAACGATAGTCGTGTTGTTAGTGCTGGCCGTGGCCGGGCTGCTCTGGATGCGTCACGAAAACACCAGTCTGACCCGCTCCTTTGAACGGGCGAACAAGGTCGCCGGTGAACAAAAAACGGTGATTACCATGCTGAAAAGCCAGCTTAAAACGGCCTCCCGTATCCGAGGGGAAAATGAGACCGCTCAGGTCTTACTGCGCGGTGAGCTCATTGATGCCGGAGCGCGGGCGCAACGCCGGGAACAGACTATTACGAGGTTACTTAATGAAAACGAACAGCTTCGCCGCTGGTATAGCGCTGATTTACCTGATGCTGTGCGCCGGTTGCACCAGCGCGCCGCCTGTGCCGACGCCGGTGATTGTTTACAACGCATGCCCGAGGGTCAGTCTTTGCCCGATGCCGGGAAGTGACCCGACCACCAATGGCGACCTGAGCGCGGATATACGCCAGCTCGAAAGCGCCCTCGAGCGCTGTGCGCTACAGGTCAGAACCGTGAAAAACTGTCAGGATAAAATCGATGTACAAGCCGAAGAGTCTGCGAAAAGCCTTAACTGACGCCGTGCCGGTGCTGGCACGAAACCCCGATATGATGCGTGTCTTTATCGACAACGGGAATCTTGCCTCGACGCTGGCGACGTCGCTGTCGTTTGAGAACCGGTACACGCTGAATGTGGTGGTGACTGATTTCACGGATGATATCGAGCTGTTACTCGTCCCGATTCAGGCGTGGTTGCGCATCCATCAGGCTGACATTATGACGACCGATGAAGGGCGTAAAAAGGGATTCACCTATTTTGCTGATATCAACGACAACGACAGCACCGATATCAGTATCAGCCTTATGCTGACCGAGCGCACCCTCGTTAAAGAGCAGGGGGATAAGCTCCACGTCGAACAGGCAGAAGAGCCGCAGCCGCCGGAACCCGTTACCCGGCCAGTTGAGCTGTATGTTAACGGTGAGCCCGTGAGTCGATTGCATGAATGACTTTAAACCCTTTGACGATAAGCTCGCGGGGCTGATAGCGGCGCTGTCTCCTGCCGCCCGTCGCAGAATGGCCGCAGATATCGCGAAGACCCTGCGAGCCCGTCAACAGCGCCGGATTAAAACGCAGAAAGCACCGGACGGGACACCTTACGCCGCCCGAAAACGCCAGCCGGTAAAAGCCAAAAAAGGCCGGGTTAAGCGGGAAATGTTCGCCAAACTCCGCACCAGTCGTTTTATGAAAGCCTCAGCGGGGAATGACACGGCGGTCGTGGAATTTACCGGCAAGGTACAACGAATGGCGAATGTGCATCAGTACGGCCTCAAGGATAAGCCAGGGCGAAACAGTGCGCCGGTGCAGTACGATGCCCGACCGCTCATCGGTTTTGATCAAGACTCTATTCAACTCATTGAGAATGCGATATTAATAAGATTATCCAGGAGTGGTTGAGAACGTTGATGTTATGAATTTAAAATTTAGCATGCTGAGACAACGGATAAAAAAGTCTCAAAAAATCGTTATGGATAGGATTATCGCGGATCACAACGCCGAGATTTGTGTTCTCTGTGGGAGTGAAAATGAAATTACTCGGGAGCATATTATTCCTCAATGGGCTTTTGAGGCTGACCAAACAAAGTTTCTTATTAATACTAAAAACAATCAGTCTGCCAGTTATATAAAATCAACCATACCGGCTTGTAGGGGGTGTAACTCAGATTTACTTGGCGCTTTTGAAGACTATTTAAAACGATTATTCCGTGATAAAGATGGCTCAGAACTGAATTCATATGAAGTTGATTGCATCATATGGTGGTTACAGTACATGGGTTTCAAACTGCAACTGATGGACTTGCGCTCTCGATTCCTAAGGTATAAGGGCGGGGATTATATACCTTTTATTGCGGATATCCCTGTTGCAATGTTTTGGGGCGATATTGATACGACTCCACACAAGGTTTTTCGCACGATAAGACGAACAAGAAGAACTCTTATTAAAATGAATAAATACAATAAGAGAAATTCATTGTTGGTATTTAATACAACAAACCCTAGCTTTCATTTTTTTCATAAAGTAGATGAGTTTATTTTTATTGAAATGCCTCAGGTAAAGAAAGCTTTCTTTCTTTTCTACAACAAAGAGTTTGAACAACATAAAACCGCGCATGCTGAGTGCATGGACGTAATCAAAAAAGTTTACAATAGTTAATCCCGATGTTGTGCCACCGACAGTAAAACCCGCATCAATTGCCGTTCAGAGCACCGGGCGGCATCCTTTCTTGCATGAATACTCGCGCAACTCTTCAGGACGCTTTACGCCTCCTTCGCAACCTGATACGCACCGGCGTCGTTGTCGAAGTCGACCTCGATGACGGGCGCTGTCGAGTCCAGACTGGCGGCATTGTTACCGACTGGCTTCAGTGGCTGACCACGCGCGCCGGTCGCTCACGTGTCTGGTGGGCTCCGTCTGTGGGTGAGCAGGTTTTACTGCTGGCCGTCGGTGGTGAGCTCGACACCGCTTTTGTGCTGCCCGGTATTTTCTCCGATGACCACCCCGCGCCGTCGGCATCGGCTGATGCATTTCACATCACCTTTCCTGACGGGGCTGTTATCGAGTACGAGCCGGAGACCGGCGCACTGACTGTGAGCGGCATTAAAACCGCAGATGTTACGGCGTTGGATTCCATCACCGCGACGGTACCGCTGGTGACGGTGAAAGCCGATACCCGCATCACCCTCGACACCCCGGAAGTGGTCTGCACCAACAAACTGACGACGGCGACGCTTGAGGTACAACAAGGCGGCACCATGCGCGGAAACATCGAACACACCAACGGTACGTTTAAATCAAACGGCGTGCAGGTCGACGACCACGGTCACGGTGGTGTGCAAAGAGGTGGAGCCTGGACGGAGGGCACGAAATGACGACCCGTTATATCGGTATGAGCAGGGAGACCGGGCGCGCCATCACTGACGCCGATCACATCCGTCAGAGCTGTGGCGATATTTTGCGAACGCCGGTCGGCTCTCGCGTGATGCGCCGCGATTATGGCTCGCTGCTGTTCTCCCTGATTGATATGCCGCAGACCGACGCGCTGAGGCTGCAAATTATGTGCGCCTGTTATATGGCGCTGCTGAAGTGGGAGCCGCGCATCAACATCAGCTCGCTGACGGTAGAACGTCAGTTTAACGGTCAGATGATTGTTGAGCTGACCGGCGAGACCCGGGACACCGGCAAAACCCTGTCACTGACTATTCCTGTGAGTTGAATTTATGCCAACCATCGACCTGAGCCAGCTCCCCGCGCCTGACGTTGTGGAAACGCTGGATTTTGAAACCATTCTCGCGGAACGCAAAGCGACGCTGGTCTCGCTTTACCCTGAAGAACAACAGGACGCTGTTGCGCGCACTCTCGCCCTTGAGTCTGAGCCGCTGGTGAAGTATCTGGAGGAAAACGCCTATCGGGAGGTTATCTGGCGTCAGCGTGTGAACGATGCGGCGAAAGGCTGCACACTGGCTTATGCGAGTAATAACGACCTTGATGTGATGGCCGGAAAACTGTTTATCGATTATGACTATACGCCGGTGCCACCACTCGAGCACCTGACCTTACGCCAGCGCATCACCGATAAATATCTGGCGAATCTTATCTCGTCCGTCAACAGCAAATAAGGAGCCTGACAAATGGCATTACCGCGCAAGCTCAAACTCATGAACCTGTTTATCGACGGGGTGAGTTATCTCGGCGTCGTGCAGTCGGTCACGTTGCCAAAATTAACCCGCAAGCTCGAGAAGTACCGCGGCGGCGGGATGAATGGCTCAGCCTCGGTTGACCTCGGACTCGATGACGATGCGCTGTCGGCAGAAATTTCGCTCGGCGGTTTTCCTGATGATGCTGTCTGGTCGTTATATGCCGCCACCGGTACGGCCTCCGTGCCGCTACGTTTTGCCGGGTCTTACCAACGTGATGACACCGGCGAGACCGTGCCGGTTGAGGTCGTTCTCCGTGGCCGTCAGAAAGAAATCGACCTCGGCGAAGCCAAACAGGGCGAAGACACTGAGTCGAAAATCTCGCTCGAGTGCTCGTACTACAAGCTGACCCTCAACGGTAAAGATATGGTCGAAATTGACACCGTGAACCTCGTCGAAATGGTGAACGGTACCGACATGCTCGAGGCACACCGACAGAATATCGGCCTGTAATTATTGTCCCGGTCAGCATGGCTGGCCGGGGATCCTGAAACCTGTATTTAACGAGAAATATCATGGAAAAAACTAACGAAAATATCGTCACTCTGATTAAACCCATCAAGCGCGGTGAGCAGGTTATTTCCGACGTCACCCTGTTAAAACCGTGTGCCGGAACCCTTCGCGGCGTCAGCCTGGCATCTGTCGCAAATTCTGACGTCGATGCGCTGATTAAAGTGCTGCCACGCATGACTATGCCGTCGCTGACCGAGCAGGAAGCCGCCGCGCTGGAGCTGCCCGACCTGTTATCGTTTGCCGGTAAGGTGGTCGGTTTTTTGTCACCGAGTTCGGCGGCGTAACCTTCCCGAAAAAACTCTCGGTCGATGACCTGATGGCTGACATAGCGGTAATTTTCCACTGGTCGCCATCAGACCTTTATCCCATGAGCCTGACCGAGCTTGTCAACTGGCGCGAAAAAGCGCTACAGCGAAGCGGAAACACGAATGAGTAATAACCTCAAACTCGAAGTGCTGCTGAAAGCTGTCGACCAGGCGACCCGACCCTTTAAAGCGATCCAGACGGCGAGTAAATCGCTGTCTGGTGATATCCGCATGACTCAGCAATCCCTGCGTGATTTGAATGGTCAGGCATCGAAAATAGACGTTTTTCGTAAAACCAGTGCGCAACTGGCGGTAACCGGCCAGTCGCTGGAAAAAGCAAAACAGGAAGCTGAAGCGCTGGCGGTGCAGTTTAAAAACACGGAACGGCCAACAGCGGCACAGGCCAGAGTGCTGGAGTCAGCTAAACGCGCGGCTGATGGGTTGCAGACGAAATATAACAGCCTCACGCAGGCTGTTAAGCGGCAACAGGCGGAGCTCGGTAAAGCGGGGATTAATACCCGCAACCTGACGAATGATGAAAATCGCCTGAAAAATAATATCAGCGAAACGACCGCACAGCTTAACCGCCAGCGTGAAGCACTGGCGCGCGTCAGCGCGCAACAGGCGAAACTGAGTGCGGTTAAATCCCGCTATGAATCCGGGCAAAAGCTCGCCGCCGGTGCGCGTAATGTCGGTGTGGCCGGTGTTGGGATGGCGACCGCCGGTGTGGTCGCCGGTGGTGCAGTGCTCAAACCCGGCTTTGATTTTTCGCTGAAGAACTCAGAGCTTCAGGCTGTACTCGGTCTCGATAAAGAATCGCCCGAAATGAAGGCGTTAAAGGGGCAAGCCCGAACGCTGGGCGATAATACGGCTGCATCTGCTGATGACGCCGCAGCGGCACAAATTATCGTGGCAAAATCCGGCGCGGATAAAGACGGTATTCTCGCGCAGACGCCCGCCATTCTGAATATGTCGCTCGCGAATAAAGAAACGATGGAGGATAACGCAAAGTTACTCATCGGTACGAAATCCGCTTTCGGTCTCGCTGATGACAAGGCAACGCATATTGCCGATGTGATCTCGATGACCATGAATAAATCACAGGCTACGTTTGCCGGTCTGAGTGACTCACTGACTTATGTCGCGCCGGTCGCAAAAAATGCGGGTGTGAGTCTGGAAGAAACCGCCGCGATGATAGGCGCGCTTCATGACAACAATATCACCGGCTCGATGGCCGGTACCGGTAGCCGTGCCGTGTTAAGTCGATTACAGGCACCCTCCGGCAAGGCATATGACGCGATTAAAGAACTGGGCGTCAAAACGATGGACAGCAAGGGCAACACCCGCCCGATTTTCTCCATCCTCAAAGAAATGCAGGCCAGCTTTGAGAAAAATAATCTCGGTACCGGCCAGCGCTCAGAGTACATGAAAGCGATTTTCGGTGAAGAGGCCAGCTCATCGGCCAGTGTCCTTATGGCCGCAGCGGCCAGCGGAAAACTGGATAATCTGACCCGTCTGATTAAAAGCTCTGACGGGAAAACTGAAGAGCTGGTCAAGGTCATGCAGGACAATCTCGGCGGCGACTTTAAAGAGTTTCAGTCAGCCTATGAGGCGGTCGGAACTGACCTTTATGACCAGCAAGAGGAGTCGCTTCGCAAGCTCACCCAAACGGCCACAAAATATGTATTACAGCTCGATGGCTGGATACAAAAAAATAAAGGACTCGCTCAGACCATCGGCCTTATCGCCGGTGGCGCGCTTGGCCTCATTGCCGTGATTGGCGGTATTGGTCTGATTGCATGGCCGGTCATCGCCGGGATTAACGCCATTATTGCGGCGGCAGGCCTACTCGGTGCGGTCTTTACGACAATCAGTGGCGGGGTTGTCGCCGCAATCGGTGCTATTACGTGGCCGGTCGTGGCCGTTGCGGCGGCGGTTGTCGCTGGCGCGCTGCTTATTCGCAAATACTGGGAGCCTGTCAGCGCCTTTTTCGGCGGTGTTATCGAGGGGCTGATGAGCGCCTTTGCGCCGGTCGGGGAAATGTTCGCGCCGCTGGCACCCGTCTTTGACGGCCTCGGCGAGAAACTTCGCGGCGTCTGGCAGTGGTTTAAAGACCTGATAGCGCCGGTAAAAGCGACTCAGGACACCCTGAACAGTTGCCGTAACGTCGGTGTCATGTTCGGTCAGGCGCTGGCTGATGCGCTGCTGATGCCGCTTAACGCTTTTAACAAGCTGCGAAGCGGGATTGACTGGGTGCTGGAAAAGCTCGGGATTATCAACAAAGAATCCAGCTCACTTGACCAGACCGCAGCGAAAGCCAGTGCGGCGACGCAGAACGGGTACAGCCCGGCTCTCAGCTCTTACAACAGCTATCAGCCCGTCACGGCACCCGCCGGTAAAACCTACATCGACCAGAGTCGGCCAACCTATCAAATCAACGTGCCTGGCAACGGTATGCCGGGCGGTCGGTTAGGTGATGACTTACAGGATGCCTTAGAAAAATATGAGCGTGAGAAACGCGCCAAAGCCCGCGCAAGCATGATGCATGACTAAGGAGACCGATTATGATGCTGGCACTAGGTATGTTTGTTTTTATGCGTCAGACGTTGCCCTATCAGAGTATGCAGCGCAGCGCGGATTATAGCTGGGCGTCAAACTCCCGCGTCGGGAAGCGTGACGCCTTTCAGTATCTCGGTGAAGGGGAGGACAAAATCACCCTGAGCGGTGACCTGTATCCTGAGCTGACCGGCGGCAAGTTTTCGATGCTGACGCTTTATGCGATGGCCGAGCAGGGGCGAGCATGGCCGCTTATTTCTGGCTCGGGTTGGATTTACGGGATGTTTATTGTCAGCAATGTCTCGGAGACTGGCACAGTATTTTTTGAGGACGGATCCCCCCGCAAAATCAGCTTCACTCTGTCACTGACCCGTGTCGATGAATCGCTCGCGGCGGTCTATGGCGATATCGGGAAACAGGCCGAAAGTCTGGTCGGTAAAGCTGGCGATCTGCTGTCTAAGGTGGGGGCTTAATCATGCTGGATATTATCACTGGCGCGGGAGCCACACTGACGCCCGATTTTATGCTGACACTGGAAAGCAAAGATATCACCGGCAATATCAGCGACCGGCTGATTAATCTCTCGATGACGGATAACCGGGGCTTTGAAGCTGACCAGCTCGACATTGAACTCGATGATTCTGACGGGCTTGTCGCGCTGCCAATTCGCGGCGCGGTGCTGTCACTGTATCTCGGCTGGAAAGGTTTCGCGCTCGTTGGTAAGGGGCGATTTACCGTCGATGAGGTGGAGCACCGGGGGGCGCCAGATACGGTGACCATCCGCGCCCGTAGCGCTGATTTTCGCGGAACGCTCAATTCACGCCGCGAGGAATCATGGCACGACACCACACTCGGCGCTATCGTCAGCGCGATAGCCGCCCGGAATAAATTAACGGCCAGCGTCGCGGATTCCCTTGCCGGGATAAAAATTCCGCATATCGACCAGTCGCAGGAATCCGACGCTGTTTTCCTGACTCGCCTCGCGGAACGCAACGGCGGCGCGGTATCGGTCAAAGCGGGTAAATTGCTGATGCTTAAAGCGGGAAGTGGTACGACGGCCAGCGGAAAAGCTATCCCTCAGATTACTATCCAGCGCAGTGACGGCGACCGGCATCAGTTTGCTATTGCTGACCGTGGTGCTTACACCGGCGTAACGGCTAAATGGCTGCACACCAAAGACCCAAAACCGGCGAAGCAAAAGCAAGCGGTGAAGCTGAAGCGCAAGCCCAAAGAGCAACACCTCCGGGCGCTACAGCACCCGAAAGCAAAAGTCGTGAGCAGTAAAACCGCAGCGAAAAAGAAGAAAGAGCAGGAAGCCCGCGAGGGTGAATATATGGCCGGTGAGGCTGACAACGTTTTCGCACTGACGACCATTTACGCGACAAAGGCGCAAGCGATGCGCGCGGCTCAGGCGAAGTGGGATAAATTACAGCGTGGCGTTGCGGAGTTCTCAATCATGCTGGCAACTGGTCGGGAAGATATTTATCCCGAAATGCCGGTCAGGGTCTCGGGCTTTAAGAGCGTCATAGATGACCAGTCATGGATAATCAGCAAGGTGACCCATAACCTCGGCGGGAATGGCTTCACGACGGCTGTAGAGCTCGAGGTGATGCTCTCTGATGTGGAGTATGAAACGGATAGTGATATGTCAGAAAGTGATGATAAGTAATTGTTTTATAAGAATTAAGTGGTTAAAATTGGGTCATTGAGTCCAGCCGGTGAGGTGAAAAAATGTTTCATTGTCCGTTATGCCATACAGCCGCTCACGCGCGCACCAGTCGTTACTTTACTGATACCACCAAAGAGCGCTATCACCAGTGCACTAATATTAATTGTAGCTGCACGTTTGTAACGACTGAAACGGTCGAGCGATACATCGTCAAGCCGGGTGAAGTGGTACCGGCATTACCTCATCCGATGCAAAACGGCCAGCAATCAATACCTTGGATGTAG